ACGTGTCTTGCTACAGACGACGAAGGTAATTGTGAAAGTTGGAAGTTAGATAACATGTTAGCAGTGTTATGGCATCCAGAACGAATGAAAACACATTGGCTTCCATATGAAGCATACGGAATTTTGGGATTATAATATGAAAATAGGATTTACTTGTAGTACATTTGACTTATTGCATGCTGGGCATGTACAAATGTTAAGAGAGGCAAAAGGTACATGCGATTATTTAATATGTGGGTTACAAATGGACCCAAGTATAGATCGTCCAGATAACAAGAAACCTCCAATACAAACAGTAGTGGAACGTTATACACAACTTAAGGCAGTAAGTTATGTAGATGAAATTATTCCATATGCATTAGAAAAAGATTTAGAAGATATACTAGAAATGTATGATATTGATGTACGTATACTAGGTGACGAATATCGTGAAAAAGATTTCACAGGAAAAGATATTTGTAAAAGACGTGATATTGATTTACATTTCAATAAAAGAGATCACAGATTTAGTACGACAGACTTAAGAAAAAGGGTATGTAAAAATGAGAATTGATAACGATATTAAGCTAGACTACAGTGACGTACTAATTCGTCCTAAACGTAGCACATTAAAAAGTCGAAAACAAGTACGACTAGAACGTACTTTTAAATTTCGTAACTCCAAAGCAGAGTACGAAGGCGTGCCTATTATGGCAGCTAACATGGATGGAGTTGGTACATTTAAAATGGCTGACACACTTGCAGAACAGAACATCTTTACTTGCCTAGTTAAAACATACAGTGTAGACGAGCTTGTTGAGTTTTTTAATATTGATTACTTTGGTAAACCATTCCAAACTGAACGTTCTAAGTATACTGCAATGAGTATTGGCACAAGTGAAGCAGATTTTGAGAAGTTAACTGAAGTATATAAAACAGTTGCAGAAGGAAGACTCAAGTACGTATGTATGGATATCGCAAATGGTTATAGTGATCACTTTGCACAACACGTTAGGAAAGTACGTGAAAACTTTCCAGAAGTTGTAATAATTGCTGGTAACGTAGTTACTGGTGAAATGACAGAGGAGTTAATACTTGCTGGAGCAGATATCGTTAAGGTTGGCATTGGACCTGGGAGTGTGTGTACTACTCGCATTCAAACTGGTGTGGGCTATCCACAGCTATCCGCAGTTATTGAGTGTGCCGATGCAGCGCATGGCCTTGGTGGTCACATTATCGCTGATGGTGGATGTACTTGCCCTGGTGATGTTGCAAAGGCATTTGCCGGCGGAGCAGATTTTGTCATGCTGGGCGGGATGTTAGCAGGACACAATGAAGGCGGCGGTGATGTTATTTTTAAACATTATGAAACAAACGAACTTGTATATGAACTAGGTAATCACTTAGAAAAACATACAAAGAAAATTGAATCAAAGCAGTTTGTTAAGTTCTACGGAATGAGCAGCGATGCTGCAAATACAAAACACTTTGGTGGCCTTAAAGACTATCGTAGTAGCGAAGGCCGTGAAGTACTTGTTCCCTATCGTGGAGCAGTAGCAACAACCATACAAGACTTGTTAGGCGGTATACGCTCAACGTGTACGTATGCAGGCGCTATGAAGCTTAAACAGCTTAGTAAGTGTACAACGTTTGTTCGTTGCACCCAGCAATTTAACGCAGTCTACGCAAAGTAACAACTATGCATTACATGCATAACGTGAATGCACTGTTGTTATAGCACACATGGTGTTTTTTTACCCAATAATAGATAAATAAAAGTGTTATAAAGAGCGACCTCGGCTCGGAAAAAAAGAGTGACAACTGGCGCTACACCAGTTGACTACCGGGAAAGACAGGTGGCATGCTCATGCCTTACAAGTAAGATATAATCCATAGGGTTATATAGCGACACTATGGACAGACATAGACTTACTTGGATGTTTCCCAAAAACTCATCCACACATTTACGGAGTAATAAAATGACTACCACTTTTTTTAGTGCATGGTCTAAGTTATTCACTGGCACACGTAAAAACCGTGTAGCCTATAAGAATACCTTAATGACTTATGCAAAAATAGAATATCCTAATGATTGGCAATATGCTTATCAACATATGTTAACACATGACGGTAAAGGCCCAGGCGGAGCAGTTCCACCTAAGCCAGTAAAGGTAACAATAAAATGACTACTATTACAAGAACATATTGTGCTATGTGCGATAAGATTTCGGGCTATTTTAAAAAAACAGTAACTGATATTAAAGAAGATGCAGGACGTAGAAATACTTATAAAGTATTGTCAGCGTTAAGTGATGCAGATTTACGTGATATCGGTATTACTAGAGGCGAGATTAGATTCATATCAGAAGGCGGAAAACCATTTAGACGTTACTAATTTAGTGTAGTTTTAATTGGCTAAATAGTTGTATGAGTAAGAAACATCTATTATCACAGTTAATGACTAGGCTAGAAACAACTACTTCTCAAGAAGATAAGTTTGAGATATTGTACACCTATCGCAAAGAACCAATCTTTAAGCGTATTATTACGATTGCATATAACCCATGGATTAATTTTGGAATGCAAGAATTTACGCCTAGACGAATGGGCAAACAATTTGGAATGGGCATACAAAAGTTTTTACATATCTTAACTGACATTATTGACGAAAAGTATTCAGAACAAGAAAAAGAATTCTCTTGTCAAATGGCAATGCAACATATAGATGCAGATGAAGCAGAGTTAATGGTTAAGATACTGCACCAACAACTTGATCTAGGATTAGATACAGATACAATTAATCGCGTCTGGCCCGGGTTAATAATGGTTTACCCATTAAGCACTCCGTCTACAACTGATTATAAAACATTCAACACTTATCCTGCAGCGGTACAACCAATTAGCAGAGGGTTACGAGTCAACGTAATAATTCATAAAGATAAAGTATTATACAAAAATAAACTAGGTGAAGATATACTTGGTTGGGAAATGTATGATGAACAGTTTATGAATTTAGCACAAGGGCAAAGTACAGTGTTTGATGGCCATGTTGTAGTAGTTGATGGAACAACAATAGTAGAAACTGATAATAAAAAAGTACAACACGCAGACGCAGAAAACATTAGATTTGTGTTTTGGGATGTTATACGGTATGATGGGTTTATTAATGGTGAAGATACTCGCATTGGGTACAACTGGCGTTACAACGGAATTGAACACATGGTATTGCTTGCAATGGATAAGAATAAAACTCCGTGCTATGACGCAGTAAAAGCTGATTTAGTTGGAAGTGCAGAACAGTTAGAATTAACTGTTAAAAAGTTTAATTCTAAATGTATTATTAAAAGTTTAGATGGTACATGGACTCGTGGAGTCGATCCTACACAGATTATTTGCGACCTTTAAGTTTCTTAACATACTGTTTTCCAAAATGATCATAAATTCCATCAAATGGTTGAAACTTACTCCATGCTTTTCCAGTACCTTTTAACTTATCAACAAAGCGTTGAAACCAAGTTAAATTTGTTAGTATTCTAAAATTATATGATATATAATGAAGTATTCCTACATGCGTGTAGTACAATCCAGATGGAACTTGGCAAACAATGTCATTGTTATTAACAAATCTATAAGCCTCAATATCATTAAACTGTTCTGCCCATTCTCTATTGCCTACTCTGGGTGATCCAAATGTATACAATGCCAAATCTGCACCATGTGCATGGAATCTGCTAGCACATATAGTTGCCATTGCAGCACCCAAACTATGTCCAGTTACAATAATTCTTTTGTTATATCCTTTACCAAGCCATTTAATTATTTGTGGATATACCTTGTCTAGATCTGTTTTAAATCCTGAATGAACGTTACCTTGTGTTTCGCTTTCACTTGGCCAAGCCTTTATATCAGCTAAAATATCCTTAAACTGAGCGCCCTGTGTACCTCTAAATGCAACGATCATATAGTCCTGCATATCTATTCCATATGCTTGTGCATTATCGTAACTAAAGAACCTTAAATCTGTATAGGCTATTTTATTACTTTTTAAGTGGGCGTGTACATTAGTTTCATCTGAATATACTATTTTACATACATCAGCACATAATTCAGCCATATCCCAATCTACAGTACATTTGTGGTCGTGTTTATGATTTGTTGACAATTACCTTCTCCAGTCTATGCGTAGGTATCCTCTTGTTATAGATGTATCTCCATACTTTGCCTCTACCGTTGTCTATTTCAAATACAGTTTCGCTAAGCCCAATACTAATAATGGTAGCTTTCTCTCCATCTAAGAAAACAACATCACCGGGTTCAAACCCAGGTTTCATTTTCCAACGTACACTTGCTACAAAGTCACTAACTGCTTCTTTAAGCCAAAATGCAAATATTGCAGTGATGCCCAGTCCTAGTAATGGTTGTATAAATTCTGATATTTTCATTGCTTCGTTTTCTAACATACATTTATTTATCTAATTAAATTTGACAGACGCATTAAAACAATGTATAATATGCATAAATAGTAGATTACTTACCGGAGATTTAAAATGCAAGCACCAACATATATGGATTATTCAGCAACAACACCAGTAGATGCTCGTGTTGCTAGTAAAATGGCTGAATGTTTAACAACAGAAGGTACATTTGGAAATGCAGCTTCACGCTCACACTACTATGGGTGGCAGGCAGAAGCAGCAGTAGACAAGGCTCGTAAACAAGTAGCGGACCTAGTAGGAGCAGACCCTAAAGAAATAGTATGGACGTCTGGCGCTACTGAATCAAACAACTTAGCACTTAAAGGCATTGCACATTTTTACAAAAAGAAAGGCAAGCATATTATTACGCTAAAGACAGAACATAAGGCAATACTAGATACTTGCCGTCAACTAGAGCGTGAAGGATTTGAGGTTACATACATGAGTCCATTACCTAGTGGACTGTTAGACATAGAAGAATTTAAAGC